TGGAGGAAAAATGAAAGAATGTTTTGAATGTGGTTCAATCGTAGATGTGCAAGAGCATCACATTGTTCCAAAATCTAGAGGTGGCACAAGAACAGTTCCTCTTTGTCATACATGTCACCTAAACGCACATGGCCGCGACGGAAATGGAATGAACCATTCACAACTGATCAAAGAGGCCTACAGGAGAAAGAAGGCTCGAGGTGAACCGTGTGGCAATCTTCACACACTCGTCCAAGGACGTGCCACAAGCGCTCAAAGACGTTCTTCTATGGCTGATGACTACGCTATGAAGTTGGCGCCATTGATTATGACTGATGAGACGTTACAGCAAGTCGCTAACAAACTGATGCAGTCTGGGATCAAGACCAGAAGAGGTAACGAAAACTGGAGCGCCACAACTGTTCGTGCAATGAGATTAAGGGTTGAGCGCATAAGAGATAATAAACAACAATCATTGGAGGACAAATGAAACATGATTTTAAACGGGGAGAGATGGTCGAAACGATAAATGATAAAATTTGCCCAAAAGGGTCTTTTGGGATGGTCACGAAACTCTATGTACGAGACCCAGATAGCAAAATAATCGAAGATATGGATTGTATACAAGTTCTTTGGTTTAACCATAAATTCCCAGACGGTCGCCAAACCGGTTGGCTACTTCCTGAATGGGTAAAACGTTTTGAAAAGGAGGACAGATGAAAAACGTAATAATAATTGATGCACTGAACATGTTTCTTAGAAGCTATGTTATCAGCCCACATCTTGATAGAGGGGGCATGCCTATAGGAGGCACTATAGGCTTTTTAAAGAGCCTTCAGAAGGTGGCTAGGGATTTTAACGCTGAAGAGATTATAATCGCTTGGGATGGCCATGAAGGCTCCCAGAGAAAGCGTTCTATGAATAAGGATTATAAGGGTGGTAGAAAACCTGTGAGATTTAACCGCAGAATGATCACTTTACCTGAAGATCAAGAGCTCGAGAACAAAGGTCATCAACAAGTTCGCTTGATGGAATACCTCAATCAGATGCCTGTGATCCAATTGATCGCTGATTACACGGAAGCAGACGACATTATCGCACACGTCATCAACAATCCTCGCTATGAAGGCTGGAAAAAGACCATTATCTCATCAGACAAGGACTTTTTTCAATTATGTCGACCAGACGTTCAAATCTATCGACCAATTCAGAAGAAAGTTGTAACTCATGAGACAATCCTAGAGGAATTTAAGATCCATCCCAACAACTTTGCCCTCGCTAGAGCGATGGCTGGTGATGCATCGGACAATTTACCGGGTGTTAAGGGAGCTGGCCTCAAAACCATAGCGAAACGATTTTCTTTCCTAGGAAGAGAGGATGAGTATGAAGTATCAGACATCATGCGAGAGTGTTTGGTGGTACCCAAGAAGCTAAAGATCCATGAGAACGTTAAAAGTTCCGAGGACCTTATTAAAAGTAACTATCAGATCATGCAATTGTATCATCCGAACATTCGACCATTGAATAGAGAGTTGATCAATAATGCTATCAGGGACTTTGAGCCTTACTTTGATAAGATCAAGTTCACACAGATGTTATTTGCAGATGACGCCGGTCATCTCAACTTCTCAGATCTTCAGCAGGTCTTTAAAAACATACGGAGATAAAAATGGAAGAAAGATGGAAACTTGAATCATCGGATAACGAGCTTAAGTTCTTTTTTGACGAAACACTCGTTATTCATCTTTATAAAACCAATCGATTGTGGTATACCAATGTTCTTGGTCGAGATAAAATTTATTGTTACAGAAATTTATCAGAGGCAATAAAGAACGCAGAATTGGGCGCTAAAGAATGCGGTTGGATTTAAGTTGAAATAAATTCACAAAAATACTTGACAACTGCATCAAGATAGGTTATATTTAAGCATACACAAAAATTCGGAGGACAAATGAATGAATTATCAGCAAACGAGACCTTTTTCCGCTTCGGAAAAAACTTTCAGGAAAAATTATGTCAACTAATGTTAGAGGACAGACCGTTCTTTGACCAAATCACTGAGGTCTTAGATGTTAACTTCTTTGAGAAGAAATATCTGCAGATTTTCGCACAAACATTAATCAACTATCGTGACCGATACAATACTCACCCTAATTCTGAGGTGATGATGTCTTTATTGAGAACAGAATTAAACCATCACGATAAAGCCACTGCTCAAGCGGTAAGAGAGTATTATGCTCGAATACACACCTCAGATGGTGTTGAGGAGGCAGATTACATAAAGGACAAGTCTATTGATTTTTGTCGCAAACAAGTTCTCAAAGGTGCTATGATAAAGTCGGCAAAATTACTTAAATCATCGTCCTTCGAAGAGATAGAGAAGTTAATTAAAGACGCCCTCGTTCTTGGAACTGATAATAATTTTGGTCATGATTTTAGAAAAGATTTATTAAAAAGATTTGAGTTCGTTCATCGAGATCCAACATCAACTGGTTGGCCTCGAATGGATGAGATCGTAAAAGGCGGTCTTGGAAAGTCTGAACTAGGCGTTGTTGTAGCCCCGACAGGTGCGGGAAAGTCGATGGTCCTTGTTCACTTAGCAACTCAAGCCTTACTACAAGGAAAGACGGTTGTTTACTACACTTTGGAGCTTAAAGATACGGTTGTGGGTCAAAGATTTGACTGCTGTATAACTGATGTCCCTCTCCAAGAACATAAACAACGCCAGAAAGAAATTGTTGATAAAGTTAAAGATTTAGATGGGACCTTAATAATTAAGGAGTATCCAACCAAATCTGCCTCGGTATCAACTCTCAAAAATCACATTGAGAAATTGAGAAAGAGAGGAATAGAGCCAGACATGATTTTGGTTGATTATGCTGACTTATTACGACCACCTCGGAGTACTGGTGAAAAGCGACACGAATTGGAAGAGACTTATGAGGGCTTACGTGGTCTTGCTCAAAGTTATGAAATCCCCGTGTGGACAGCCTCACAGACTAATCGTGGAGGACTTAATGCAGAAGTCATCACAATGGAGTCGATCTCAGAAGCATTTAACAAATGTTTTGTTGCAGACTTCATCTTCTCACTATCGAGAACAATTCAAGATAAACAAGCAAACAAAGGTCGCATCTTTGTTGCGAAAAATAGAAATGGACCAGACGGTCTTGTTTTCGATGCCCATGTCGATTGGTCTGATGTGAGCATTCAGATTTTAGACAGGGACGAGGCTGCAGAAAAAATGCAGTCAACAACCGAGGCATTCGCAATGCTTCAGGAAAAATACACCACACAAATCAAATCAAAGTAGGAGCACAGGAATGGATTTAGAAAAAAAGATCTTATCGGACATCACGGTTCACATGAAGTATGCCCGATATCTCGAAGACAGTAACCGGAGGGAAAACTGGGACGAGCTAGTAACTCGCAACATGAATATGCACATTAGCAAGTTTCCAGAGTTGGAACAGGAAATTAGAGAGAACTATAAGTTTGTCTATGATAGAAAGGTTCTTCCATCGATGAGATCAATGCAGTTTGGAGGTAAACCAATCGAGGTTTCCCCGAACAGGATCTTTAACTGCGCTTATGCTCCAGCAGACGATCCACGCATTTTTGGAGAGATCATGTTTCTTCTTCTCGGTGGAACAGGTGTTGGCTATTCTGTGCAACATCACCATGTGGAGAAGCTTCCTGAGATACACAGGCCCTCGTCAAAGAGAACCCGAAGGTTTTTAATCGGAGACTCTATTGAAGGATGGTCGGACGCTGTTAAAGCTTTGGTTATGTCTTACTTTAAGGGAACATCTAGGTTACGATTTGACTACTCAGACATTCGTCCAAAAGGAGCACGACTAGTTACATCCGGCGGAAAAGCGCCGGGACCCCAACCACTCAAAGAGTGTTTGGTAAAAGTGGAGGGAATTTTAGATGCTAAAGAAAATGGTGACAAACTCACTTCTATTGAGGTGCATGATATCATCTGTCATATTGCCGATGCTGTTCTGGCGGGAGGTATTCGCCGCGCTGCTCTCATTTCTTTATTCTCGGCTGATGATGAACAAATGCTTGCCGCAAAAACAGGATCATGGTGGGAACTCAACCCACAACGAGGTCGAGCAAACAACTCCGTAGTTGTAATGCGACATCGCATTGATGAGACGACCTTCATGAATTTATGGAAGCGTGTTGAAGAATCAAGATCTGGAGAGCCCGGATTTTACTTCTCAAACGATAAAGATTGGGGATGCAACCCTTGTTGTGAAATTGGCCTTCGCCCGTTTCAGTTTTGTAACTTAGTCGAGATTAATGTCTCAGATGTTGCAGATCAAGCTGATCTTAACGAACGAGCCTCTGCCGCAAGCTTTATAGGCACCCTTCAGGCGTCCTATACTGACTTTCACTACCTAAGACCAGTCTGGCAACGCACAACTGAAAGAGATGCCCTTATTGGCGTTTCTATGACCGGTATTGCATCTGGAGCAGTTTTAGAACTAAACATGACTGAAGCATCCTTGGAAGTATCAAAGGAGAACCGTCGTGTAGCAATGCAGATCGGAATTAAACCTGCGGCACGCCAAACATGTGTAAAACCAGCAGGCACAACTTCACTTACTCTTGGCACGTCAAGCGGAATTCACGCATGGCACAATGATTATTACATCAGGCGCCTCAGAGTTGGTAAAAATGAATCCATCTATTCATACTTGGTTGCTAACCTCCCTGAGTTGATCGAGGACTGCCGTTTCCGTCCACACGACACTGCTATCCTATCTGTGCCTCAAAAAGCTCCTGAAGGGGCAATAACACGCCACGAAAGCGCCATTGATTTGCTCGAGAGAATAAAGAAAGTCTCTAATGAGTGGATTAAGCCGGGCCACAAAAAAGGCAACAATACCCATAATGTTTCTGCTACAATTACCATCAAAGATGGCGAGTGGGAAAACACTGGGAAATGGATGTGGACAAATCGCAGAGTTTATAATGGACTGTCTGTTTTGCCTCACGATGGAGGGACTTATGTTCAAGCACCATTCGAGGATTGCGATAAGGAAACTTACGAAAAGATGCTCTCATTGCTGAAAAATGTGAATTTAGATCTAGTTATAGAGACAACAGATGAAACAGATCTGTCTGGTGAAATCGCCTGCGGCGGTGGAGCTTGCGAAATCTTTTAACGGGAGAAATTTATGAGAGAAGAATTGGAAAATATCATTCGCAATTTAAAAGAAGTAATGGATGACCTTGACAAGGTTGAAGCAGGTTCTTATGGATATAAGTCTGCTGCACCTCGAGCACGTAAAGCCTTGATGGAAGCATCAAAAGAGCTTCGCGATGTAAGAGCATCAGTTCAAGAAGCCAAGAAAAATCACGAAGAAAAGTAAACAATTTACTTGACAAACCCAACCTAACGTGTTATACTATACTGTATAGCACGTTATTTTATTATGGAGACATTATGCACTTTGAACCATTTAACAAACACATTTGGATCGTACCTATCGAAAAAGAGACTGAACCAAAAGAACAATTATTTGTAATGCCTGAGGAATACAAGCCACCTCAAAGCCCATACTTGGTCGGCGACATTATTGGACTATCCGATGATTGCACGATAGACTTATCTCTTGGAGACAAGGTCGTTGTCGAAAGATCTACTGTTCAGGAAATAAAAGCGGAAAATCAAACTATTTACGTGGTTAAAGAGAATTACGTTTATGGGAGATTGGACGATGAGACTAACGACTAAAAATTTAAAGGGACTTATCATAGAGGTCCTAGAGGAAGGCAAAAAAGAAAGAATTATGTCTATCCTAAGGGGTCAAGACGAATCCGTTAAGTCTGTTGCGATCATGTCTGGTCAAAACCCAATGGCTCAATCTGTCGCTCCATCCGTAAACGATAAACTCCAACAAGACCTTGAGGGTGCCCTAAAAGCACTGAACTATGAGTTCATAAGGATTGGAGGAATTTTTGGAGGTCACTCTGAGAAGTCAGTCATCATCTTAAATCCAAAATTGGAAGACATGGATGAGTTAAATCGAGCATTTGGTCAATGGGGATTTGTTTACGGTAAGAAAGCGTTCACACCTTCTCGCGGCGAAGCTGGGGAACTACAGCAAGACGAAGAGGGAATGATTGCCGGAGAAGAAGCTATGGAGTACCAAATGTACGAAATAAACTACGGCGAAGAAAGAGGCTATCAATCAGATGAATACTCATCTCCAACATCTAAAGTTATGGGATCAGATGAACTAGAGGGTGTCGACGATAATTTCTCTTATGTTCCCGGAGGTTCTGCCGGAGCCATTCCGAAAGGAAATAAAATTCTCATCCCTCTTTATGGAGAACCAGAACCGGGAATGTCTGATGCAGCCATCGACAAAATCCTAGCAGATCTAGACAGTTATTCACGATAAAATTGGAGAATAGATGAAAACAATTGAACTATATGGTGACGGCATTGGCCGTGTATCACTAGTTGACTATGTTGGTTCCGACAGGACCGTAGTTAATTCTGCACGAGTGTCTTTTGGTCGTGATGGCGAAGGAACGGACTTAACTGAGAGAGACAAGAAACTTATTAAGTATTTAATTTCTCACAAGCACACTTCCACATTAGAACACAATGTTATAACTTTGATGTTTGAAGTCCCACTCTACGTCAGGGCTCAGCACATGAGACACAGAACTTGGTCTTACAATGAGATCTCTCGAAGATACACTGATGTTGATCTTAAGTTCTATGAACCGCAAAGTTTTAGAACTCAACATGAAAGTAATAGACAGGCATCAAAAAATGAGCTAATAAACCCTACGATTACACCTAATTTCACAGATACTTATATTAAGTCTTCTGATGCAATCGCCGCGTTCCATAAGCACTCCTTAGATTTATTTAATCACTTAATTGATAAGGGAGTTTGTCGAGAGCAAGCAAGGGGTGTTCTTCCGCAAAATCTGTACACTCGTTACTACGGCACAACTAACCTAAACAACCTACTTAAGTTTATACACTTAAGAATTCACGAGGGTGCCCAATGGGAAATAGTTCAGTTAGCAAAGGCATGTCTGGAAATCGCAGAAGAGATTTGGCCATTTACAGTAGGTGCTTACCGTGATCTCAGATGATCCCAAGTTTGAAGTAGGTGATCTCGTTTTGTTTCGAGACGACTACATGGGAGACATGGTTGATGGCCTTGGAATTATCGTAACAGGGCCCAAATTGATGTTCAGCCATGATTGGCAAGAACACAAAGGCTACCCCAATAATTTTTGGGCATACGACATCAAGATCGGGAATGAACTATTTAAAATGATTCCTGAAGAATTTTTGAGAGGTTTAGGAAATGAAGCTTAGATTAAAAATTTTAGAAGAAAATGTTTTACTAAAAGAGGGAAACGAAGGACTTTACAAACTTATGGGTGTAAAGCCGGGCACTCTGGACATTTTTCTAGAAACCTTTACTGGCTCGAGCCCATCTCACCAAGAGGCATTGCGAGGCTTTATCTCCAGTAGATTTGGTCCTCAAATCGAAGCCCTTACCGATGAAGACCTTCCAGATACAGATCCACGAGGATACTCTACTTCATTAAGCAAAGTAAAAGCATTGTTATCCAACGGTGTTCTTTATTGGTGGTATCAACTCTTTGGTTTAGACGCAGCGCGACTTCTTGTTCGGTATCAAGTAATTTCTTACTACATGGACTTGGAAGATGCAATTGAGTCTATCAATTTCGAGGGCAAAGGATATTCCGAAATAACATCAGAGGACTTTGCTAAACTTCCCGAGGAAGACAAGAACATAATTTATGAAAAGCATTTTTGGGAAGATTACTTAGATTCTTTCTTCGACAAACAAATGGCCCAAGCATCTGATACTGGAAACAAGTACGCTGGCGGCGCTGGTATTCCATCAGGACTTTTCGGAACCATGAATGATTGGTGGATGTCCACTGACGGTCGTGGTATCATGAAAGCAGAAATGCGTGAAGCCGGCAACGAACTTTATCAACAGTTCCGTAAAGAGGACAGTGCAGAAGAGCCACCTGAACAAAAAGAACCACAATGGTTCGAAAAGGGTGTAAACGCTTGGGATGATGATGCTGTTGGTTATGATAAAAGAGAAGACGTCCCGAAACCATTGTGATCCAGTCTTTACCAAAGCTCATCATTGGGCAATCGATTGAGTCTCTCCTCTACGCTTGGAGAACCCAAACAAAGATAGTTGTGAAAGACCCACAATACGTCTTTCGTCATGACCCCAAATTGGTGGAGCATGACTTCTCTTTTATGAACGCAGAGAACCCAAAGCAATTTTACAATAACCTAACCTTTGCTTTGTCCATTACTTCCCTGCTTGTTTGCCCAAATAACGTGTCTAACTTTCGTGAAACCGACGGATTAGTCGAGATTATAACAAAGGGCAATCGTAAAGTAAAACTCGAAGCAGATGAGATAATCTACTTTGATAAATTAATTAACGAGTATGATGTCTATGATTTCTTTGACGTTAGAGAAATGTCTTGGACAGACGTCAACATCATCGAAGATAAAGAAGAAGACTTTGTACATCAGATAAATTTTTATCATTCTCCGAGAACCGACAACAATCGCTCCAGAGACATTGTGGCGTCCTCAAGAATGACCCAAAAACAGCTTCTAAGTCCGGATTGGGGTCAAGGCATAGCCATGCTTAAGATGCTGCGTATGCTCAAATCTGCGGGTGTAAATGGAAAGTACGCTTGGACACGGAAAGAGACAAGATACTACAAACGACCAAAGCTGGAGTTCTATCGGAGGGTTGTTGCTCAAAAGTGCGAGACCAAACATACATTTAAAGAAATTTATGAAATGAAACAAGAGGAAGGTGATCCATGGAAGACATTAGAGAAAATGCGGAAGAGGGAAGAAACCTCGTCGGGATAGTTCCTGTCGCTGGTCACGAAAGTTTTGATTTCGAGCAGCCATGGCCAGACTGTATGATGCCGATAGGTCCCGGCTATAATCTAATAGAAGCAGCAGTAGCCGAATGTGCTTGGGCTGGCTGCAAATCGATCTGGGTCGTTGTAAACGGTGATTTTGCCCCAGTTATACGAAAGACCCTTGGTGATTGGTGTGGAGATCCCATTTGGGCTCACAGGACCTTTGACCGCAACATAGGCGTATCTAAGAGGCGTATACCAATTTACTATGTTGGAGTGAACCCCAAAGACAGGCACAAGAGGGATTGTACGTCGTGGTCTGTAATTCATGGTGCACTTACAGCATTTAAGTCACTGACGAACATTTCAGAGTGGATGATGCCGTCAAAATACTACGTGTCGTTTCCACACGGCTTTTTCCCTGCATTCCAACTTCGAGAACACAGAAAGATAATTAACTCAAAAAAGAATTGTTACATCTCTTTTAACGGAAGCACTGTCCTCGACAACAACTTTATGTCGTTCACTTTCGGCAAGGATGAGTGGTTAGAGTTCCGTAGGATTATCAGAACTGGGACAGGTAAGAAGCCGCCCGGCTCAACATGGGGAGAAGAGGTTTATCTTGATCCATCAGAAATGTGGTCCGCTAGATGGTTTGGTGTAGACAAGGTGTTTGAGCCCCTCAATCTAGAAGAGGCTCATGAGATACCGATCACAGACTATTTTAATCTCCGAAATTGGGAGGAATACAGAGATTTTCTGTGTGCGTCGAGGTCGATGGTCATCAAGAGACCGAGCAAAAACATTCTTCTAGGGTCTCGCTCTAATCGAGTTGCTAGCGACTACTTAGAAGATGATGAAGGATAAGCTTAAGTTTAAAAAGCTCTTAAATGAGTTTCGTTCGCTGGAGTACGAATTTGAGTACAACAACGAGTTGCTGAAAGAGATGCATGAGCACTTTGAGTGCTTCTCTCTTAAGTGGTGCGAAGACAATGATGTTGACCTCGACAAACTAAAAGAAGAAAAGAAAAAGCAAGTCCAAAACATCTTCCAAAACCACGACAAGCAACACGCCGAGATGCACGGAAGGTTTGAGACAAACAAAAAGAAAACCAAGCATAAAGAAGTTTTTAAGTCAGTTGCGAAAAAGATGCACCCAGATGTAGTCGGAGAAGAAAATCCTGAGTATGATGAACTCAAGAGTGCCTTTCAGAAGGCTGTTGGAGCCTTAGAAGCAGAGCAGTGGGGAGAACTATTCGATGTTGTTGAGAAATACGACATAGACATTCCTAATTACGAAGAGGCAAACAGCTCAATAAGTAAAGACATCGAAAGAATGCACGAAAAAATTAAAAACCAGAAAAACACTTACTCATGGCTCTTGGAGAGTTGCGAGGACAATGAAGACTGTAAAGAACTGGTCATTAAGACATTTTTGGGCCACGTTTACAGTTGGACTGATGGATAGAGAATTTAAGATTGGAGACTTGGTTACACACAGCACAATGAGCGGTCGTGACGAGTACAGATTGGGTCTAGTTTTAAGGCCTGCATCCACAATTGGACTGGTAAAAGTGAGATGGTCAGACGGACATATAAGTCAACACGTTTCTTATATGCTGAAATGGATTGCATGAACTATTTATAGTGATTTGAGGGTTTATTATGCGTATCACTAGACAAGAGTTGCAGCAAATCATCCAAGAAGAGCTTGAGGCTGTACTTGATGAGAAGAAAGGTAAGAAACGTAAGGCTGCGAAGAAAAAGCGCCGTAAGAAGAAAAAGAAAAAGAAGGCTGCGAAGAAGGACGCTTGTTATCACAAGGTAAAGTCTCGCTATAAA